GCGTTGAAATTCTATGGGACGACCCAGATGGGTATAACACATTAATAAGATGTATTAAAGATAGAGAAACGGGGCTTATTGATAAAGAAGTTAAACTGTATTTCGACAGAAAGAGTTATAGAGTGTATTCTGATTCCAAAGAACACGATTATGCTTATGAATGGGAACGAAAAAATAAAATTATATACCCAGAGTGTGTTAGTCGAACATTGGTGAGCAATATAAAGTATCCAGATAAGACGATAGAAGTACTTGGAGAAGTTGAGAAAAAATAATCTAAGGATATAATATATGAGTAATTTTGTTAATCTGCATGTACATGACGACCATTCGTTATTAGATAGCTGTACAAAGTTCAGTGAGTATGTTGATTTGGCAATAAAATATGAGCAAAAAGCAATAGCTTGTACTAATCATGGCAGAATAATAAACTGGACTGATAAGAAAAGACTTTGTGATTCTTTAGGGATAAAATATATACATGGATGTGAAGTATATTTAACCGCCAAAGAATCATTTGAAGTAGATGGGGTTCATAAGAAAGTAAAAGACAATTATCATACTATATTGTTAGCAAAGAATAATGACGGCATAAAAGAGCTTAATAATCTTGTTTCAATTTCTAGTACAGAATCTCATATGTACTATAAACCCAGAATTACATTTGACGAATTTATAGGAATGTCAAATAATATTATATCCTTATCTGCGTGTCTTGCTGGTGTGTTATCAAGAATAGATAAAGATATCGAATATCTATCTGGACTTGACGATGAATTGTCTAAACAAAGGCTTTCTGTTTTGATGAATTATAGAGAGTCTTTGTTTGAAAAGTATGATTATTATGAGATACAGCCACATAATATAGATGAACAACTTAGACTTAATTGTATGTTGTTAAGCGAAGCGAGTAAGCATAATAAAAAACTTGTTGCCACGAATGACGTACATAGCTCAACTGCATATAAACAAGAATGTAGAAAAATATTAATGGATAGCAAAAAGATAAACTTTGGTGACGATGGAGAGTATGATTTTGATTTGACGTTCAAATCATACGACGAAATGAAAGAGTTGCTAAAGCATCAAGGGGTTCTAAGTGATGAAATAATAGAAAATTCATTATTATCAACTGTTGAAATAGCGGATAGTATAGACAATTATGAGCTTGACACTTCAATAAAATATCCTAAAATCAGTGATAATGATGAAGAATTGTTTATAAATAAAGTAAAAGAAAAACTTGATGAAAAAATAAAACTTGGTATAATAAAGCCAGATGAAATAGATAAGTGTCGTA